ACCTCGGGAAAGGATACTACTGGACAACGCTTGGCCCCAAGTGTGTCGAGTGTTTTGAGAAGGCAAAGAAGAAGGAGGAAAAGAAATGAAGAGACTACACTTGCTGATTGCTCTACTGATGGCGCTGTTTCTTGTTTCCGGGTGCTGCATCTCCACCGAGGTCAAGACCAAGACCCATGAGAATCGGGTGGCGGTAGGCGCCTTCATCGACAACTACATGGACAAGGGGAAGACGACCCAGGCGCAGGACCAGGCGATGCTTCGCGAAGCGTACAAGACTCTGCTGCTCATCGACTGGGGACTCAACGACGATGAGGAAGCGAAGAAGATCCTGGATGCGATAGAGGCGAAGGAAGCGGAGAAAGAGAAGCCGAAGCCCGATGGAGGGGGCGGCTAGTCATAGGGCAACCCAACAGGAGGTAAATGATGGCAAAGAAAAAGTCGAGCAAGAAGAAGGAGGAGCCGAAGCCCGAAGTGACTGAAGCCCCTCCGAAGGAAGAGAAACCAAAGAAGAAGGCTGTTCTCGCCGACGCCTATGAGGAGTCGGAAAAGAAGCCAAAGGCCGAGAAGAAGTCCAAGATCAAGGAGTACGCAGGAGACTGGTACGACAAGCTCATGGGCAAGGCAGGCGATGCCTGTCAGGAGCTTCCCGACAACATCCAGCCGATCGCGGCGGATGCGCTCAAGTACATGACCGACAACAAGAGCATGTTCCTCGACCTGGGCGAAGAAGCCTTCAAGGAGCTGTTCAATTTCCTGGGTGGCGGAGAGAAGGCAAAGGCGCGGGACCACTTCATCCGCACCAAGCTGGGGCCGGACGGCCTGATCGCTCTCATGAAGAAGAACAATGCTCTCATGAAGGAGAGCATGGAGAAGCGAGCAGGGTTCGAGGTCATGTTCATGGAGTTTCTCAAGGTCGTCGGAAAGTACGGCCTCAACCTGCTCAAGACGCTTCTGTTCTCGTAACCCCGACCACCGTCGTCTAGACGGTATCTCCTTGACCCTGGGGCTGCCTTCGGGCAGCCCCTTTTGTTTGTGTGCGCCGCTTGCCGCTACCGACCACTGAGGCTAAAATATACCCGGCATAGGTGGTCGTGATAAGGTTCAATCATGCATCGGCGCGTTCTCTTGACTCGCGCTACGCGCGGAGAGGATACCTCCCTCTATGCGCGGAGTGGCGAGCGTTTGTTTGATACAGTCGGGTTTCGCGAGCTGTTCGAGAAGAGTGCCCGCAAGCACTTCAAGAAAGCGATCGGCGGCAACCCTACTATTCATTCCGCAAGCCTTCCACTCAGCACCCAGTCCAACGGGTCGCTGATCAAGCTAGGCAAGCAACTCTGCCCAGGCGAGGTATGTACCTTGCATGGTCGCCGCAAGGTGTTCATGCGGGGAAGCACCGACCCTCTCATCGTCCTCATAGGCGAGGCACCTGGGGCGCAAGAGGAAAAGACCGGTCGACCCTTTGTAGGGCGCTCTGGCAAGTTCCTCGACAAGCTACTAGCGCAAGCAGGCTACCGGCAAGAGTATGCGATCCTCAATACGCTGCTCTGCCGCCCTCCCGACAACCGCGACCCGGAGCGTTGGGAAAAAGCCTGCTGCCTCACCCGCCTTCTTACCTACCTGGATGTCCTCAAGCCCAAGGGCGTTGTCTGCATTGGGCGCCATGCTGCTCAGACCTTCTTCCCTATCGCTGGGATCAAGGGTGAGTCAAACCTGCCGGTCAATTGCAATCGTACTGTCGGTGCGCCGCCGATGATGCGCTTTCTGCATATAAGGCATCCATCCTACTATCTGCGTAACGGCGGCTTCAAAGCGAAGAAGGCTAATATAAAGGAGGAGATAGAAGAGACAGCTTTCGTTCTCAAGTTGTTCCGTGAGCTGATAACCGAGAACCGCACCAACAAGACGGGGTGGGTCTGGTTGTCCAAGACGGACGCGCTTCTCAAGCGCGAATTGAAGAAGGGGGCTCTGCTGGTACCAGCAGAGGAAAAGTGATGAAGAGTATTTTCGGTACCTTTAAGAATCGAGTTCTCCAACTGACCTTTCGGCTACTGCCTACGCAAGGGGTTACTCCCTGGATGGTCGGGGCTGCGCCTCAAGTGGATTCTGAACAGCCGAAGCATCAGAACAAGCTCCTTGAGAAGATGGTTTCCAAACCCTGGTTCGGGAACCAAGAGACCAAGAGCGCTGTTGAGGATGCTCTCGATGAGGTGGTAGCTACCATGATCGGGCAAGACGAGGAGGACTTCGAGAATGAGGTGCTGGAAGAGTTGGAGTCGTTTACGGACGACGATTAACAATTGCTAGTTGAGGTGAACCATGGGACATGATGCATACTGGACGCGATTCGGCGGGAAGGAAGACTCGTTCGAGTCAGTAGGGATTCGCACCCCCGATTTCAGCGGCCCCATCTTTCGCATCCATCCGGTGATGAATCTTCCGGGGCTGTACCGGTCCTCTCGGCCTGGGTATTCCCAGAAGAGAGTGAGCAAGGAAACGCTCAAGGATGCGCTGCTCGCGATGAAAGAGGATGGGATTACCAACGTCGCCTGCCTGCTGACTGACGGCGAATACTTTTCCTACTACGGTAAGGACCTGGTCCGATACTACCGCTCGATGGGGTTCAAGGTTCACCGCTTTCCAATCATGGATTTTTCGGTGCCGCGCGTTGAAGCTGCCTACCAGCTCGCAGTAGAGGTGTTGGCTGCAATCAACGAAGGGAAGAAGGTTCTCGTCCATTGTTCCGCTGGTATTGGCAGGACGGGTCTTGCGATCAACTGCATCCTGCAATTGTATGGCGCTTTGAAGAAGGTCGACCTTGGTAAAGTACCTTCGGAGACGTCTCAGCAGCGAGCATTCACGACAACCTTCCGCCACCATCTCTCGCGGCTTGGCATCCTCAAGAAGAAAAAGCCTAAGAAGAAGCGGAGGAAGAAGAATGATAAGCACAAAGGCGTTTCTTAGCTCTGCGTACTATGAGGAAGTACGGGACTCTCTTGCCTTTTTGAAATACTTAGAACCAGTCACCGCCGAGGTGAACTTACCGATGGGTCGGTGTCGCTGCGTTCCCACCACCAAGACAATTGCCGCCAAGCTGGACATGCCCAAGGGAGAGGTCGAGCGCGAGGTTGAGAAGCTGCTGAACTTGCGCTGGGCGCGTAAATATAAGGAAGGGTCCAAGTCGCTCTTTGTCTTGGGTTCCGATGCGAAGCTGTTCATGACTTTGCAGGTAGGCAAGAAGTTCCGCAAGGCAAAGCGCAAGGTCGACGGCGGGGTTCAGCTTACCGAATGGCGCTGGGTGCCCCTGGATCGCTGGCGCGGCATTACGCTGTGGCAGATGATTCGGGATAAGTTCTGGGAGCGCGGCCAGGAAGCTGCGTTTGCAAAGGCTAAAGGCTTTTCGCAGATGCAGAAGCTGATCGTCGATGTAGGTATTCGCAAGGCCAAAGATGTCGCTGACTTTTTCGTGCAGCAGTACCCAGCCTTGAAGGTTCATTTCAAGTGGATTGGTATTCCGAATCCTGGGTTGTTCAAAGGCTTCTTCCACTCCATCGCAGAGATTAAAGAGCGCGGGATGCCGCAGAAGGGTGCGGTGCATAATCGCGGCAACTCATCTTCGATGGCGGAGGAGTTGGTTGAAGAACAATGGGTGGAGTTCGAGTGAAACGAGAACTAGCAAAAGAGCGAATGATGCCCGTAACGCGGGGGACTCTCCATTCGGCGGGAATCCCCGAGAGGTATTGGAAGGTCTCCCTGTCCAAGCTAGAGGAATCCGACGCCAAGAAGAAACTGATTAAGTACTTGGTGACTGTTCATAAGCGTATCGCTGAAGGGCAGGGCTTGTTCCTCTATGGCGGGTTTGAGACAGGCAAGACCTCTGCGGGCATCGCTATCTTAAAGGAGACCATTCGGAGGGGTGGGTCTGTTTACTTTCTGCGAGCGCGGCATCTGCTGCGAGCCATCTATGACAACGAGGAAACGCCGGATGGCCTCGACCTGGTACGCAAGCGCTTGCGCGAGGTAGACCTGCTCATGCTGGATGATCTGGGCGCTGAAGGTTTCGATTCCAAGAACATGGGTGGAGCGGAGCTGGAAGGGGTATTCCGTGACCGCTACGATCGCAACCTGCCCATTCTCGTCACATCGAACTATGCGCCAGAGAAGCTGAAGACCAAGTACACCGAGGGGATTGTAAATATCATACGCAGGACCGTGACCGTCATTCAGATTAAAACCGCGCAGTGGAAGGCCAGCTAATGGATGCGGATTCTCTATTCATATCCGCTTTGCTAAAGAGCAAGAAGCCCGTAAATCTTCGGGGCATGAAAACCGCCTACTTCGAGGAGGAGTGGCAGGATGTTTTCAAGTTCATCCGCTCCTTTAATTCCAAGTTCGGGCGCTTGCCCAAGCTCGCAACCGTCAAGGATAAGTTCAAGGACATGGGCTTCAGTAAGGCGGTAGAGCCTGCAAGGTTCTACGCGAAGGAACTACGAACGCGCCATGCCTTTGGGATCCTGGAGAATGGGCTGCGGAAAAAGTACATACCGATGCGTTCCGCTGCCGACATCGACGGTAGCGTAGATGCGCTGAAGGGGATCATCCTCGAGGTGCAGCGTCTTGAGCGAGAGCGTACTACCGATGGGGTATTGCGGGTAAATCAGGGAACGCTGCAACGCAAGAAGGAATATATAAGGAGAAAGAAAAAGAAGGGGTTGCTAGGGATTCCTACTCCATGGAAGAGCCTCGACGAGGTGACGCAGGGGTGGCAGCCTGGCGACCTGATTGTTGTGCTGGCAAGAGCAGGCATAGGGAAGACCTTTTGGGCGCTGCTCAATGTTCTCAAGTCCATGAAACAGGGGAACGATGCGCTGGCCTCATCAATGGAGTTGTTCGCGCATCGCCTGGGTATCCGCTTCGATGGGCTGGGAGCAGGGATAAGCGTCGATCGCTTTCGCAAGGGGAAGCTGTCAGCGGCGGAAACCGCCAAGCTGGATAAGTGGTATGGGCGCTTGGAAAAGAACAAGGGATGGGGTGCTGTCGACATCTATGGCCCGAACCAAATCTCGTCTCCGCTGGACCTGGAACTGCAGATCCAGCTAGGTGGATATAAGTTTGTTGTATGGGATTCCTTCTACCTGGCCTCCAAGAAAAAGAAGTGGGAGGAGTTCGCGCAGTTGATTGCAGACATCAAGAAGGTAGCAACGCGCACGGGCGTAC